ATTTTCTGGTCGCACACCAGATGAAGCGTATCCGCTTTCACGATCTGCGCCATAGCTGCGCCAGTCTGCTCTATGCCAATGGCGTGAGCCTGAAGGAGATTCAGGAGTGGCTGGGGCACAGCGACATCAGCACGACAAGCAACATTTATACACATCTGGATTTCTCCAGTAAGGTATCTTCGGCGAATGCAATCGTCAATATCTTCCCAGAAAACGCCAAAGTATAAAAAATGGGCAAAAAAGAAAAACAGCCTAAAATCTTTCGATCCTAAGCTGTTTTATGATGAAGTGCCGATGGTGGGACTCGAACCCACATGGTTTCCCGAACGATTTTGAGTCGTTTGCGTCTGCCATTCCGCCACATCGGCTGATATTCAATTTTGAGACATTCGTACCGGTTTCTGAAGATTGGAGGGATGTTCAGGAGGGATGTAAGAAATCCTGCTTCGACAAACCTTCAAAATTCAACGCACACTCGTGAATTTCTCGTAAAGACAAGAAAAATCACGAAGCGGATTTTGAGTCCCCCTCGTCTGCCATTCCGACACACCGGCGTATTCTGTTGTATGGATAACATAGATATTATAGCGGATTCTTCGCCTAAAATCAAGATGCAGCTTGCAACTCGGCAAATTTCTGCTTTTTCCCGCCGCTGTTCTTCCGGATAGCCCTTCGAGACTCGCACAAATCCTGCCAGTTTCTTTTTTCCCTCTGTATCTTCCTCGTTTTGTCGGAATTTGGCCCCCATTTGACCGGGCAAAGCGGATGATTTTTCCAAAAAACACTTTACAAACGTCAAAGAAATAACTATTATATAAGTATAGTGCCCTGAATCGTTGGCACATTCAGAAAATGACCGGGCAGACCAAGCAATCGCTTCCGGCCCGGAAATCATCCGCGTTTTCCATTTGCAGAGGAATACAGGAAAGAAGGTATACGCTATGTCTGAGAAAAAGTCTGCTGTCCCCGCAGCGGCCGCTGCTCCCGAAACTCCTGCGGCAGAGCCGAAGAAGCGCAAGGCTTCCGATACCGCACAGCGCCGCGGCCGCCCCCCGCTCACCCCGGAGGTCTACGTTGAATTCGGCACCAGTCAGTACAACATCACCGATGTCGTCGAGCGCGCCAAGGCCGACTACCGCACCACCCACAAGGTGGGCGTCCAGTCCTGCAAGGTCTACGTCAAGCCCGAAGAGGGCGCTGCCTACTATGTCATCAACAAGGTCTCCGGCAAGCTGGAGCTGTGATGCTTTCCACTGCAAAAAAGGCGTCTGCACATCCGTTTGTGCAGACGCCTTTTCCTGTTTTTATAAGCCGTACAGCTCCGTGTATTTCCGGGTGAGATACTGGATATAATCCTCGGGGCTGAAGTCTCCGCAGGCGTTCTTCACCACATCGGCAGGCTCCATCAGCCCGCCGTACTGGTGGACTTTTTCCCGCAGCCAGCCGGTGATGGGCGCAAGGTCGCCCCGTGCAGCCGCCCCCCAGACATCCACATCCTGCTCCATCCGTCGCAGCATCTGGGCACCGTAGGCACTGCCCAGCGCATAGGACGGGAAATAGCCAAAGGAGCCGCCCGACCAGTGGCTGTCCTGTAAGCAGCCATCCCGGTCATTGGGCACCTCGACGCCCAGATACTCCTTGTAGAGCTTCGCCCAGACGGCGGGTACATCCTTGGCTTCCAGCGTGCCGCCGATGAGCTGCTTTTCGATCTCATACCGCACCATGACGTGGAGGCAGTAGGTCAGCTCATCGGCCTCGATGCGGATGAGGCTGGGCTGGGCTTTGTTGACCGCGCGGTAGAACTGCTCCGCGCTGACGCCGCCCAGCTGCCGGGGGAAGAACGCTTGCATCTTGGGATAGATCGCCTCCACAAAGGGCCGCGACCGGCCGATGAGGTTCTCGTAGAACCGGGACTGGCTCTCGTGGACGCCCATGGAGACGCCGCCCGCGAGGCAGGTATATTGCAGATCGTCCCGGATGCCCAGCTCATACAGGGCGTGGCCGCCCTCATGGAGGACGGAGTACATGGAGGACGCCACATTGTGCTCGTCGTAGTTGGTGGTGATGCGGACGTCCTTATTATTGAATTCCAGCGTGAAGGGGTGCTCGGTCTCGCCCAGACCACAGTGACGGCGGTCGAGTCCCATCACCTCCATCAGATAGTCGGCAAAGGCTTTCTGCTGTGCTTCCGGGTACTCCTGATGCAGGAAACTGTCGTCGATCTGCGGCTTTTCGCCGATCCTCCGGATGAGCGGCACAAGCCCGTCCCGCAGCGTCTCAAAAAAGCGATCCAGTTTCTCCATATCCACGCCGCGCTCGTACTCGTTCAGCAGAGCGTCATAGGGAGCTTTCGATGCGTCATAATACCGGGCGAAGCGGCGGTTGTAGTCCACCAGCTCCTGTAAGACCGGGCAGAACAGGGCGAAATCATCCTGCGCCTTGGCCTTGTGCCAGACATCGTCCGCCCGGTTGCACAGCTCCTTATAGGCCATGTATTCCTCGGCCGGGATGCGGGTCAGCTGCTCACAGCTGCGGCGAAGCTCTTCCACCTCCCGGCGGTGGACAAGGTCAAGCTCGTCGGCGCGGGCGCTCAGCTCGTCCAGCAGGGCCTTCGTCTCCGGGCAGGTCATCAGCTTCTGGCTCTCACCGGCCAGAATGCTCATGGCCACGCCCCGGCCCTCGGCGGTGCCGCTGGGCGCGGTGGTCACAGCATCCAGATAGAGGGAGCTGTCTGCACAGTGATAGGCGTACAATTTTTTCTGCAGCAATTCCAGCTGCTGCAATGCGCGTTCTGTCTCCATTGTTTTGTCTCCTCACTCTCTCCCGAAGAGCTTCCGCTTCGGTATCTGCACCGGGTCGGGGATCTCGAACTCATACCGCTCGGTGGCGTTGATGACGGTGGTGCCGCCCCGGGTGCAGACCCGGGGCAGATTCGCCCCATAATTCAGGTGCATATGCCCATGGATGAACCACTTGGGCTGATACAGGTCCATCAGGTCGTTGAACACCTGAAAGCCCTTGTGCGCCCGGTCGGTGCCGTCGTTGAGTCCGCTGGCGGGGGCGTGGGTCAACAGGATGTCAACTCCTCCGGCCCGCCGGGCCGCCAGCCAGAGCCGCCGGGCACGCCGCCGCATCTCGCCCTCTGTGTACTGGAAGGTGTCTTCCTTATTGTACCGGCTGCATCCGCCCAGCCCCATGATGCGCAGGCCCTTCCAGACATAGACTGCATCGTCCACACAGATGCAGCCCCCGGGCTCTGCCCCTTTGTAGCTGCCGTCGTGGTTGCCGTGGACGTACAGGATGGGGGCGGCGGTAAAGTTTGTAAGATATTCCAGATATTTTTTCGGCAGGTCGCCGCAGGAGAGGATGAGGTCGATGCCCTCCAGCCGCCTGCGGACGCTCTCGTCCCAGAGCAGTTCGGACGGGACATCCGAGATCGCAAGTATTTTCACGCTGCTTTGCTCCATTCTTTTCTATCCTTGAGGCATCGCCTGTTACTGCGGCGTCCCTTTCACGATGTCCAGACCGTTGATGTCCAGAAGTCCCCGGGTCTTGGCGTCCAGTGCATCGTAGCTGGGCAGCTCGCCCTCCACGCACTCGTCCAGCCAGTCCATCTCCATCAGCTCCTTGGGCGTATAGATGCCGGAAGCCGCATGGTGGAGGACATGGCTCTGGCTGTAGCTCTCGGTGGGGAAGACCTGAAGCTCTCCCTCGCAGAGCTGACGCTCGGCCATCCTGAGCAGCTGCACCGTGCCGCTGCCCAGCCGGATGGGGTACTCCACCCGCTCGGCCCCGCTCTTGAGGCCCCACCAGTAGTTGATGGCCCTGCCGCCGGGGGCACTGTCCCACGTCCCGGCAAACACCGACCGGACGATCTCGGTGAAGAAGACATCCCACCGCCACTCCGGCAGGCCCAGCGGCTGCAATACGCCGTCGGGCAGGCGGCGGCAGAGTCCGTAATCCCGGTATGTCCCTTCCGGCTCCCGGAAGTCCTGACTGTAGAAGACCTCGATGTCCTTCCGGTCGGAGAAGTCCTGCGGATGGCTCTCATCCGACAGACAGGCCCACCGCAGCACCACCCGGCTCTCGGGCCGGACAGCCCGCACGCCCTGTGCAAAGGCGTTGATGGCCGCCGGTACGCCGTACACCGGGTTCGCGGCCACATAGCCCACCCGGTCGCTACGGGAAACGATGCCTGCCAGCATCCCCAGCAGATACGTCACCTCGTAGGTGCGGGGGTAGTAGGTGCGCACCAGCGGATGGGGCGCGTTGAGGGAGCAGTTGAGGAAGCGGGTCTTGGGGTGCTGGGCCGCCACCTTCAGACAGGCGGTGTGCATCCGGGCGCTGGTGGTAAAGACGATGTCCGCATGGTCGTGGGCCACCTCTTCCAGCACCTGCTCGGCATCCACCTCGGGGTTGATGTTCTCCCGGCAGCTGACAAAGAGCTTGTCGGGGAACGCCTTCACCAGCGCAGCACGGCCCTTGTCCTGTCCGCGCACCCACGCGCTGGTCTGGGCGTTGTGTTCGTGGAGGAAGACCACCCGCAGTTCGCTGGGCCGGGAGCTGAAGATGTTCAGCTTGCTCAGCAGCGGCTCTGCGCCGCGCTTCGGCTCCAGCAGCAGCTCCACGGCGTGCGGTTCGGCAAGGATCTTCACCTCATCCCAGAGCCGGGCCAGATTCTCCCGCACCTTCGTGGGGGTGGACTGGCAGGCGTCGGCATAGCGGTACACCGACAGATACACCAGCAGAGCATCTCCCGGCGTCAGCCCCAGCGAGCCGCCGCCCAGCGCATAGAACTGCTGGCTGAACATGGTGTAGAGGGCCGAGAAATTCAGCCGGTCGTCCTCCGTCCACGCCTCACCCGTGGCCTTGCAGGCCAGCGTCTGCAATTTCGCATAGCCGCCCAGCCGGGAGAAGCTGACGTTGTTGATGCGGGAGAGCTTATAGAAATCGAGGAACTCATAGTAGAGCTTGTTTTCCAGCGTGTCGTTTCTGGCCGGGATGAGCCGGGTGACGGTGCCGGGGATCTTGACGGCCTCATAATACTTGAGGACAGAGACCCGCTTGTTGCCCTCCTGTACATAGAACCGGTTCATGTACTCGAAGGCAATGATGGGGGTATGGATGCCCTCTTCCAGATGGGCTTCACAGAGGTTCGACCACTTGACGGCAAACTCGGTGTCGTCCTCGAGGAGGGGCATGAAGTTGGAGGCAAAGGCGGTGTGGCGTCCGGCGGTCTTGGTGCCCACGATGCTCTCGGCCGGGATGTCCACCAGCCCCAGAGGCTCCTGCGCCACGATGTCTGCGTCGGCAATGATCTCGTCCAGCACCGCGAGATAGGGCGACTGGCCCCGGGCCACACTGGCCCGGTAGGCACGCTGGCCTGCACGCAGGGCGCTGCGGTAATCTTCCATCATAGATAAAACTCCTTCTGCTTTTTCAGCAAATGAAGAGGGATAGCTTCACAGGATTAGTATAGCATGAAAATCAAAAATATGGGAGACTTTCTCGCCGCAAGGTGTTGCTTTCCCGCAAATTTTAAGGTACGATAAGGGAAACATCCATTTTTTTGCGAGGTAATCTATGCTTTGTGACACTCTCCCCCGGCTGGAAGCCGGCGAATACCCCGGCGGCATCTGGTACTACGAGCCGCACACCTACCAGCCTTACCGCTATGTGCTGGGCCGGGTGGGCCGCCGCCCGCTGGTCTGCATCGGCATCAACCCCAGCACCGCCCAGCCCGGCGCGCTGGACCCCACCCTGAAGAGCGTGGAGCGTCTGGCCAGTGCCAACGGCTTCGACAGCTGGATCATGTTCAACGTCTACCCTCAGCGGGCCACGAACCCCAACGATATGGACAAGACCCCCGACCGCGCCCTCTGCGACGAGAACCTCCACTGGCTGCGGGCCGTGCTGGCCCAGACCGAGCCCACCATGTGGGCTGCATGGGGCACCCTCATCGAAAAGCGGGCCTATCTGCCCGGCCTGATGCGGGAGATGGTGGCCCTGACACGGGAGCGCGACATCCCGTGGGTGACCTTCGGCCCCCGCAGCAAGAAGGGCCACCCCCATCACCCCCTCTACCTGCGCAAGGACTCCACGCCTGAGCCTTTTGATGTGGAAAACTACCTCAACACCTGCTTTGACTGATTTTCTCAGGGAGGAAGCACCATGACACCGGAACGATACAAGAAGCTGACCGACTGGCTCGAGGGGCATCCCGCCCTCCGGGAGGGCATCATCCTGCTCAACCGCTGGCTCCCCCTCGTGCCCTTCGTCTGCTATCCGGCGCTCCTTCTGCTGCTCAACCTCCGGTGGTTTGCGATGCTCCGTGTCGGGCGGGGCGGCGGCGCTCTTGATTTTATGCAGGTCATCGCCCGGGCCATCCTTGTGCCGGGGCTGGCGTTCTGGATGGGCACCCTCCTGCGGTCCAGACTCAACTTTCCCCGCCCTTATGAGCAGCCGGGCTTTGTCCCCCTCGTCCCGAAGAGCACCCGCGGCAATTCCTGCCCCTCCCGCCACGCTCTGAGCGCCGCCGTCCTTGGGATGGTATGGCTCTACTTCTACCCCGCCGTCGGCGTCGTTATGCTGACCATCGCCGCCCTCATCTGTCTGCTGCGGGTGCTGTCCGGGGTGCATTTCATCCGGGATGTGCTGGCCGGTGCAGCCTTCGGGCTGGTCTTTGGCTTCGCAGGGATGTGGCTGCTGTGAGGCAGTTTTTGCAGAAAGTGCAAAAAAGTTTTGATTTTCCCTTGACAGAACCCCGGGGCTATGGTATTATACTTCTCGCAGCGTGCTTCGACTCACAGCTGCGAACCATATCAGAACCCAATGGGATAACAACGTGCGCCCGTAGCTCAGGTGGATAGAGCAACTGCCTTCTAAGCAGTGGGCCGGGGGTTCGAGTCCCTTCGGGCGCATCTATGTGGTGCCCATAGCGTAGTCGGTTAACGCGCCAGATTGTGGATCTGGAGACCGTGGGTTCGAGTCCCACTGGGCACCCCACTAAAAAGTCCGCTGCAATGCAGCGGACTTTTTCTTTTAGGTGCCCAGTGGGACGAGAACAGGGCGGCCTCGCCGCAGGCGAGGTAAGCGATCAGCCCAGTGGGCTGTCGCTTAGCCCGCGGGTTCCAACCTGTAGGAATGTCTACCGTGGTAACTCCGTGGGGTGCCCAGTAGGACTCGAACCAACCTGTAGGAATGTCTACTGTGGTAACTCCGTGGGGCGTCCTGTGCAGCGGATGCCGGGTGCCGCAACCCGTAGGCCGCTTTCCTCCTCCACTTTATAAACAGCTCCAGAACATCCCAAACCAGACCAAGGCCGCAGCCCAGAACACCCTTCCGTGTTCCGTGCTGCGGCCTTTTTCCGTTTTCTCAGCTTCCCAGCTGCTTCAGGATATTCTGGATCTCTTCGTTGGAGTAGCCCTCCTTCAGCAGCTCGCTCCGGATGGCCGTATCGCTCCTGCCCTGACGGTAGAGGCGTGCGGCGCTGTAGGGCACGACCGTGCCCCCCGAAGCCAGCACCGGCTCCCCGCCCGAGACGCCCGCACTCTTTGCCCCGGCATTTGCCGCAGCCTGCTGGGCACTCTGGGCCGCCTTGGACTGCTTGAGCGCCCACTCGCCCTTGGCAATGTTCAGCTTCTCGCTGGTGACATTGTTGTTGAACTCCTGCTGACGCAGGGCGTCCTGATACTGCCGCTCGGCCAGCTCGTTCTTGTACTTCTGCTGGGCCAGACTGTCCTGCCGCTGGTTCTCCTGCATCTGCTGGCTCCACGCAGCATCAGCACGCTCGGCCTCATAGGCGCGGTCCTTGGCGTACATATTGTAGCCGGTATTCGCCAGACTACCCATCAGCGAGCCGATGCCGGTGGTGCCGGTGATGGCCAGCTGCACCGCGTCGCCGATGACGCCCAGAACACTCAGCACATTACTGAATGCCTGCTGACGTTTGGCACGCGCCTGCTGTTCCTGCGCGGAGTAATAGCCGTAGAGGGTGTCCAGCCGACCCAGATAGTCCTGATAGCGGCCATAGTCCTGCTCATAGGCGGCGTTGTAGGCGCTGCCCTTCCGGTCGAGCTGACTATAGTAGTCCGACAGCTCCGCATTATACCGCGCCTGTGCGTTCTGTTCCTGCGCATTGAGCTGGTCGATGCGGGTCACGACATCGTCGCCCTCGCTGTTGTAGGTGTCCAGCGCCAGCCGGTAGAGGGAGGGCAAAGCGTCGTTCAGGGCACCCATCTGCTGCTGATACGCCTGCTGCGCCGCGCTGACCGCATAGCTCGAACCGTAGCCGCCGGTCAGGGCCGCTGCCTGTGCTGCGGCATCTGCGCTGGCATTGCGGGCGTTCTGGGTGTACTGTCGGGCATACTGGCGGTAGAGCGGGTCCTGTGCATAGCTGTACTGGAAGCTGTCCCGCCCCAGCAGCTGACCGATGAGGTCTTCGATCCGGCCCTGATAGGCGCTCTCGTACTGGCCCGGACGGTTCTGCTGCCAGTTCTTCAAGTCGGCCGCCGCGTCGGTCACACTCTGGCTGGGGCTGTACTCCGCCTTTGCCAGCGCATTCTCCACCTCCCTGCGGCTGCTCAGGCCTGCCGTGCTGTAGGAAGACCGGGCCGCAGGCTGGGCGCTCAGCTCCTCCAAAAGCTGCTGTTCTTTCTTCTTCTCGGTACTCATAGCTTCTCCTTTCTCACTGGATGCTGTTCAGCCGGGTGCGCAGCGATTCCGACATATTTTCCACGTCCAGATTGCAGAGCACATATTGCAGCTGCTCCTGCATCTGATATAAGTAGTTGCGGATGGCACGGGCATCCTCTGCGTCCATGTTCTCGCTCAGATGGGGCAGGCCGATCTTCGAAAGCCCTGTGACACTTGCCATATCAGTTCACCTCCTGTGCCAGAATGCCGCCTCTCGCGGCGGCGCTCGTCCGGGTCAGGCTGCGCAGGGTGATCTGCCCCCGGCCCTTCAGCCGCAGCCGCAGGCTCCCGCACCGCCGGGGCACGAAGGGGATGTCGAAGCAGCGCCGCCCGTCGGCCGTCCTCTGGGCCAGTGTCTCCCACGCCCCGCCGTCATAGCTCACCGCCAGCTCGAAGCGGCTCTTCGCCTCGGCCTCCAGCCGGAGGGTCAGCCGGGAAAGATACTGTTCTTCTGGGCGGTCCAGCCCGATGTCCCCGCTGACCAGCTCAAACCGCACCCCCTCTTCGAGGCCGTCGGCCCGCTGCCAGTTCTCCTCCCGCTCCGCATCCGCCGCCCAGACCGCCTTGCCATCCCAGAGGTAGAGCTGTCCGCCGCTGCCGGTCATCTCGTAGGAGCAGACGTCCTCCTCCTGCCACAAGCCCCGCTCGGTGTCGTAGACCAGCAGCCGGACGGTCTGGGCTTCGCCGCTGCCCCGCACGAGATGCAGGTAATACCGCCCGTCCAGCGCACCGCCCAGAGCTGACTTCACGTTCCGCAGCCGGGCCGGGTCGAGGGCCGTCGAGACCTTGGTGGGGATGCTTCCATCCCACGCCATCACGCCGTCGGGCGAGAGATAGTAGAGCGTCTCGTTGATGACGCAGAGGCTCCGGGCCGCGCCCTTTGCCACGCCCCGGCAGCGCAGACTGCTCAGCTGAAAATCCGAGGGCTTGGAGCCATAGAGCTTGTGGAGGGTATTCTCCTTGAAGAAAAGTGCATATCCCATGCAGGTGGCCGCGCCGGTGAACGCCCCGTCGCTGCCCACGGTCACAGCATAGCTGTCGGCGGCGATGCCCCGGTAGGAGAACCAGTTGGACGGGTCGCCCAGCTTGCAGGCGTAGATGACGTTCTCCTTGCTGGAACAGCCCCATATCCGGTTGTCGCACTCGGTCAGATAGTCCATGTCCGGCACCCGGCGCTCCAGCCTCACCGTCTCCGCCGAGACGAACTCCCGTCTGACGCTGCCGTCCAGACTCACCCACCGCACCGCTGCGCCGGTGCGGGTCAGACGGCCATAGAACCACTCGCCGCCGGGGTCGGCCCTGACCCGCAGGGCGTCCTCGCTGGCGTCGCAGACGATGCGGTCGCCGTCCAGCCCACTCCACTGCCCGGCCTGCTCTGCGCCCGAGCCGCTGAGGGCTACGGTGTCCTCGGCCCGGAAATTTGCGCCGACGCCCTTGGCCGAAATGCGGCAGCAGTCCAGCACCACCGCCGACCAGTTGCCCGACGCCTCGCTGTACACCTCCAGCGTGCTCTCGCTGCTCCATGGCTTCTCCGGGTCCTCCACCCGGAGGAAGAGCTGCCCATCCTTCGGATTTTCCGGCTCCGAAGGGCCGCTGCCGCTCACCTCGTAGACCCTGCCCTCGGCGTCGCAGGGTGCAAACTCCACGCTGGCGTTTGCCCCCGACCACACCGCCCCCAGTGCGCTCACCTCCCGGCTGACGGTGTCGAAGGCCAGCTTGTCCGGGAAGATCAGAATTTTTGTCCCGATGCCCACCAGCGTCTTTTTTCCGTCCTCCACCGCGTTCTCTAGGGTCACTTCCAGCTCGTCGGGGTCGTCCGGGGTGTAGATGAGTCTGGTGCCGCAGACCATCAGCAGGCCGTTCAGGTGATACATCCCGTTCAGCTCTGCCGTCTCCCGCAGCTTCCGGCGGGGCAGACGGGTGCTCAGGGCCGGGAAGTTCCGGGCCGAAAAGTTGATGCCCGCGCTGTACTCCGCCTCGGTGCAGCTGTACGTCTCGTTCAGCCCGCCGAACACCCGCAGCATATTCCGGGTGTTCTTCAGGCCGTTCCGGTTCGCAAGGATCATCTGTCATCCCTCCTTCACCAGCGCCACCTACTACCCCGTGCGGGCCGGTAGTTCCGCCGCAGCCACCCGGCCAGCTCGGCCAGAATGCTGTTATATTGGGCCTGCTCCCCGGCGTAGCGGTCGTTCTCTCCCAGCGCGGCGTCGGTCATGGCGCACAGGTAGTGGGGGTACAGGCTGTCAAAGGGCGGCGGCACCAGCAGCACATCGTCGTCCCGCAGGCCGTCGTCCCACGCGAGGTCTGCCCCCACGCCCTCCCGGCTGTCGGCGCCGCTGGGGCGGAAGAACCTCTCCCGCAGCATCCCGTCCACCTCGCACAGCCACCTCTGCCGGATCCGGGCCGCGACACGGCTGCCCGGGCGCAGCTCCTCAGCCCGCTCCATCGCTTCTCCTACCGTCATAAAAAGCCTCCTTTCGCTTTTTCCAAAAAAGCCCGGCAGAGGCGGCCTTTCTCTGCCGTTTCTGCCGGGCCGCGTTTCTCTTACTGGGCCGCAGTCTCTGCTGCAGCGATGCGGGCGGCGGTGTACTCATCCTGCTGCTGGCTGTGCTCCAGCACCTCAGCCACCTCAGGCGGCACCTCCACCTCCACGCCCCGGCGGATCTTGTAGTTCACGCCGTTGACGCTGACGAACAGGTCGCCCTTGTAGCGGCTGTTGTCCTTGAACAGCCGGATGCGGACATTCTTCTTTTCTTCCATGGCTTTCTCCTTCCCACGGGCCTGCCCTTGTAAGCGAGGCCCGCCCTTTCTGTTTTTTACCGGGCCTTTCTCGTCCAGCACAGAGCTGTCACCGCAGGTGACTGAGAGGGCTTAATTCGCCGCCGCAGTACCCGAGTAGCTGGACACACTCTCAATACGCACCATATACTGTTCCACCAGACGTTCCGCCGCGCGCATCCCCTTCCAGCCCACGGAAGCGCGCTGGTTCAGCGGGTCGTCGCCGTAGCCCAGCTGCTTGACGATGTGCTCCAGACCGCCGCCTTCCAGCTCGGTGACGCCGTAGGCGTGGGCGCCCAGCACCAGAGTACCGAACACCGCCAGACCCGTCGGGCAGGTGCCATCCTTCCAGATCTTCGCCTCGCTGGTCTCGATAAAGCGGATGTTGCCCAGCTTGCCGATCTCGCCGCGGTACATGGTCTCGGGGTCGGCGTACTTGTGGGCCTCGATGAATTCCTTGCAGGTCTTGAGGTCGTAGGCCGCATAGGGGTGGATGATGGCGATGTAGCTGTCGCCGATGGGGTCAGCATTCATCGCGCCCAGCTGCGCCGCCGCCTGAAAGAACAGCTTCGGGGTCAGGGTACAGCTCTTGTCCAGCGTTTTGCGGCTAGTGACAGCCGTCTCGGTGCCGTCCTCCCCCAGCTTCGGCGCATAGATGACATTGGTGCCGCCGGCCAGCACATCGCGGGTGATGCTGTCCATGGTGCGGCCGGCCTGACTGGCCAGCACGCGGGTGGCCTGCACCACATTGTTGTCGATGGCGGTCATCTGCAAAACATCGGTCAGCGGGGTCCAGCCGCCATACTGGTGGAGGTCGCTGGTGATGGTGGTGACGTTCAGGGCCTGACCGTTGGGGGTCACGCCCTCAGTCAGCGGGGTGTCGGCCTTGGGCAGGCTGTCGTACTTGCGGAACTCGATGGTCTTGCCGCCGTTCTGGGGCACGGGGTAGTA